ACGGCAGCTCGCTTAAAGCCCATGTCTTTTAATTGTTGAATAGAATTGTACACACGATACCCCTTCATTTCTCGCCACCTCCGTTTCGGCTGGCTTCATTTTACCAACTCCTCGGAGGTTGTGCAGTCTTGGCGAAAAACTGTGCACTTTATGTGTCGAAAAACTGTGCAGTTCTATTGGCTGAAAAGTGTGTACTTTATCTTACCATTTACACCAATTCTGTGTTGTTCCTCTTTATCACTTGGAAAGCTAATAATAGTTTCATTTTGCAGTCGAGTCTTATTTATTTCAGTCTGACCTGTAGAACCTTCTGCGTAGGATTCAATAGCGGATTGATAGGACTTAATTGCATAGCCATAATATAGTGAATCAATTTCCTCCGTAGGGCGCATTAAAATCATATGTCCATCAATAATTGTAGGTGCAGGGATGTCCCATATTTGAGCGACACGTCCAGCCGTTCCTGTCCCTGTAGAATTTATAAGCACGTCGCCTGGTAAAAGCATTTTTTCTTCGGGAGCTTTTTTTATTGAATTGTCATGAAGTCTTGAATCACCATATGTAATACGAAAATCCCGATTACACTTCTGATTCAGAACCCTAATAGTATTATCAGACTCTTCTTCAACATACTTTGGAGGAATTCCTTTAGCTATGTATGATGTGACCTCTCCAAGAGGCTTTGTTATCCATTCGCTCATTTTCTATGCCTTCCTAACCTATATATTTTCTATGCGCCAGCTTCACATTGCTTTGTTTTACCATCGCATATTGAAGCGTCGTATCAATTCTCTTATGACCGAGAAGCTGTTGAAGTTGCTCAATTGGCATTCCTTTGTCTATTGCCATCGTTGCAAGAGTCCGACGAAACTTGTGTGGATGTACCTTCGGAATATCCAGCTGTCTTCCAAGTTCCCTTAACCTACACTCAACGCCACCAATTTTCAACCTCTCATAAGGCGCCTTAAGCGATACGAATAGCGCCGAATTATCATCAGTACGCTCTTTCAAATAGTTTTGCAAGTGAATTTTAGTCCGAGCATCGAAATAAACCATTCGCTCTTTGCTTCCCTTACCAAATACCACACATTCGCGTTCTTCGAAGTTTATATCATTTCGATTCAAAAGCACCAATTCCCCAACACGCATCCCCGTCGAAGCCAATGTATCAATTAAAGCTAAATCTCTTGCCTCTTTACAATTATCCCGCATTTTTTCCAATGCTTCATCTGTGTATGTTTCCTTAATGGTTGAGGCCGCTCTAACCCTATGTATTCTACGAACTGGACTTTTCATAATATAATCTTCATCTTCGAGCCATGAGAAGAAGCTGGAAAGTATCCGACGTATGTTATCAACTGTAACTTTGCTTGCATTTTTACCCTGTTGATACTCTGTCAAATAAGCACGAAGATCATCTGTACTCATCTCTCGGACATTCTTTGCAACTTTAATGAACATTGTTTCTGTCGTCGTCTTATAGTAAGTAAGAGATTTTTCCGAACAACCTTCAATCCGCTTAGAGGAGAGAAAAGCTTCCAATAACTGTTCATTTGTCGCCACTGTGTCTGTCTCTTTTTCTTTTTCTGTTATTTCTTTATTGAACAATACATGTTCCAATACCTCCTGCAGTCTTTCAAGTTGCGCATTATTGAGGCTGCCAAGCATTTCTTGCATAACCTCGTTGATCACTTTCTGTTTCATAGTCATTTCTCCTTTTTATATTGTAGAGAATGACTACGGAGTGGCAGTCCCTCATTTCAACTCTTGCCACTCGCAAGAGTTATGGTTGCATGTTAAACAAGAATTTATGTGAGCAACGAGCCAGGCAGGCCAGACGGCAATCAAGGCGACACGTCGTGCTTGCACGAGCGGGGCGACTTGTATTGACGGACGATGCTATCGTGCGACTGCCGGATAGTGAGAGGGCGATAGCCCTCGAACCTGCCAGGCTTGTTGCGGCTTAGAGTTCAAGGTTGGAGACATCCAGCTCACCAGACATAAGACGAGGAAGCAAAGTATCTCTCAAAGCTGCCAAATCAGACGATTCTAAACGCTTATTTTGATATAAGTCGATAATCGGCTGGATGGTGGATAACCACTCAGTTTGAACTTCAATAGGCGGTAAAGGTAGTTCTATCTTCTTTAAATTGGAAGCCGGTTGTGCTATTGAAGGAACTCCAGTCTGATTTGCATACGATAGCAGCTCATGCTGCCCCTCAATACTATGGAAGAACAATAGCACATATTCTGGAACAGCCTTTAATAGATCACAACGCAAGTAAAACTGTCGTTGAGATAGGATATAGCAAGAATATCGACACCCTTCCGGAATCATTGCTACCTGACCAATGTTTCCAGCATGAGTAAAGACAATATCGCGTGGGTAAACAATGGAATTTTTTAATTGTTGAGCATGTCTTTCTGTAATATAGTTGAAGCTCGGTTCTTCAAGAAACAAACCACGTAGATGATTACCGCTAATGATAGGCACACCTGATTCAACAAAAGTTGCCACCTTGATATTTGAGCCAAATGGGCCCATTGCAATTTTTTTAGCAATATTATCAATGGGGACAATTGGCCAAGAATCACGAGAGGAAAGATCTTCATAAAGTAACTCGAGTTGCTGCTCTAAATTCTTGTTTATCTCATTATTAGTTATGATTTTCTCATCAATCTCTCCGAGTAGACTCGCCACCTTTCTTTGTGTACCTATGTCAAAATCAGGAACTTCATATTCCATCAATGTCTTTTTATCTCCTCGAGGCATTTTCGTGCCTTTTGAAGTTGCCATCGAATAATTAAAAAATTTTTCGTCGGCAAGTACATAGTACAAGAAACCAGGTTCCACCCCTTCATTAGCCCGAAACACGAGTACATCATTGGAACATCCTCCGTCCTGATTAGCAAACCAGATCTTCTTGAAATACGGTCTGATATTTGATACAAGGACATCGTTATGCTCATATATCTGCGCCTGTGCCGTATTTGGCAAGGTTGCAGCTTCAGTCACTCCACCCTTATCGGGAAGCATATTCTCAGTTGAAATATAGGTAACATTATCAAGACCTGATACATCAACCTTACCCTTAACATAATGGCAAATATCTGAAAGCTTAGATTTCATACCCAATCGCCCCCAGCTTCTTTCTGATCTCATCCTCGAGTTCATGGGATTTTTCAAACACATCTGAAAGCTCAGACGTAAGGCGTGTCATCTTCTCGTCAAATGGTTCACCATCATCTTCTTGTTCTTCGATACCAACATATCTTCCTGGTGTCAGAATATAGTCCTGCTTAGCAATATCCTGTAAGGTCGCAACTGCGCAGAATCCTTTTTCATCTTCAAGTGTTCCATTTTGAAATGCCTCAAAAGTATCGGCAAGCTTCTGAATATCTTCTTCTGTAAAATCACGATGTTTTCGGTCAACCATATGTCCCATTTTCCTGGCATCGATGAAAACTGTTTTTCCTTTCTGCTTCTTGCCTTTGGTAATAAACCAAAGCGTAGCAGGAATCGTTACACTGTAGAAAAGCTGTGTCGGCATAGCGATGATTCCCTCGATCAAATCATCTTCTATGATTTTTTTACGGATTTCTCCTTCACCGCCACTTTGAGATGAAAGTGCTCCATTCGCAAGGACGAGTCCGATTTTCCCACCTGGCGCAAGATGATGAATCATATGTTGAATCCATGCAAAGTTGGCATTACTTGCAGGAGGAATACCATACTTCCATCGAACATCTTCCATAAGTTTATCCTGCCCCCAAGGGCTGTAGTTAAACGGAGGATTAGCAAGAATAAAATCTGCCTTTAATGTCGGATGTAAATCGTTCGTAAATGTGTCTGCATGATACGGCCCAAGATCCGCGTCAAGGCCTCGAATCGTTAGATTCATAATTGCCATTTTCCAGGTGTCCGGATTTGCTTCCTGACCATATATAGAAATGGCTCCTCTATTACTGGAATGAGCCTGAATAAACTTTGCGCTTTGAACGAACATCCCACCGCTGCCGCAGCAACAATCATATACGCGACAGTTTGAATAGGGCTTCAAAATCGAGACCAGCGTATTTACAATACTTGACGGCGTATAGAATTCTCCGCCACCTTTTCCTTCTTTTTCCGCAAATTGTGCAATGCAGTATTCGTAGGTTCTTCCAAGGACATCTCTGTTGCCTTCAGTTTCCCCCATATCCATATTGGTAAATAGATCGACAACATCTCCAAGAACGCGTTTATCCAAATCAGGGCTGGCATAATTTTTTGGTAAGACATTTTTTAATTTTTTGTTGTCTGCTTCAATGGCACGCATTGCATTATCAATCGTTGTACCAATTTCCGGTTTGTGTGCTGCTGCAGCTATTTTATCCCATCGAGCCTCCACCGGGACAAAGAACACGTTGTCTTCAAGATAGGCATCCGGATCGTCCTCAAAACCATCGCCCTCTGAAAGCAACTGCTGATATTTTTTATCAAATGCTGTAGAAATGTATCTTAGAAAAATTAATCCGATGATTACATTTCTGTATTCGGATGCCGGTATATGTCCCCACAGAACACATGCAGCATCCCAGATTTGTTTTTCAAAGCCAATATTGGCAGTATTTTTCTCAGCCATTTACTTTATCCTCCTGTTTCTCATTCTGGTTCTCCGGCGCGCTATCATCGTCTGCTTTTATGACTTCTACAATATCTGATATATCGCAGTCAAAATACTCACAGATTTTCAAGAGTACATCTGTCGTAATATTTGCGCCTTTTCCGAGCTTTGCAAGGGAAGCTGAACTGATACCAGCCTTTCTTGCAAATTCGGTTTTCTTGAGATCTCTTTCAACGAGTTTTACCCATAATTTTTTATATGATAATTTCATTGCCGTGTCTCCTTAGGAAGATTCTTCCTCCAACTTGGCATAAAGCCGTATGTATGGCCATCTCTTTCGTCTTTATAATATGTTGTTACTTTTACTCCCTGTGCCTCAAAATCAAGATCTGGGATCATATTAAGGTTGTCTACGATGATGACCTGTCCCTTTCCCTTATGATCAATGAAGTACTGGTAGAGTCCTTTCTTTATCGTTTCTCCCTCGAGGGTATCCTCACTCTCATCCAGACCCAGAAGCGGAGTGTCGATCATCAGGATTCCTGTCTTAAGGAAGACGTCATCACTATTGAAAAACTGATACAGCATCAATGCCACGACTGAATTCAGAAAAGACCGGTATCCTTTGCCCTGCGCCTCAGACTTCGGCACTCCGTCCATCAGAATGTCAAAAATGGAGAAGTCCCAGCTTGCATATCCGGAACGATAATTACAGTCCTTAAGAATCTGATTAAGAAGACTGTTGAATCCGGTTCCTACATATTCTTCAAATTCCTTCTTTGCATGGTACAAAGGAGGATTTTTCTTTTTCTGGAGCTCCGATACCTTCTTCATGCCGAGAATTTCAAGCTGGTCATTTACAAAGTCGATGCCGCTCTGCAGCCTGGTATAATCCTCGATTTTATCAAGGTTGGCGTGGTAGCTCTGTATCTCCTGTCTCTTCTTTTCAAGTGCTGCATCTATCTCGTCGCGCCTTGCTTGTAACTCATCAACCCTTGCTTTTGCTGCTTTCATTTCTTCGCGGACATCATCTTCCGTAGCTGCAATGACTGTAACCTCAGATGCAATACGGGTAATCTCCGCCTGAATTGCTTCCATGTAACTGTCATCATGCTCGCCAAGCTCACCACCGCAAAATGGGCATACATTATTCGAAGGCAAAGCCTGCACAGCTTTTTCGCCTTTGGCTATAAAGTCCATTCGCTGTAGGTCTGCTTTGTACTGACTGATCAGGTATTCATACCGGTCAAGAAGTACCTGACAATTGGCATCCTCCTTCTGGTAGGTAGTCATCTGCTTTACAACAGCCGCATTCTCTTCGAGCAGTTCATTCGTATCCTGCTGGCATTCCTTGATGCAGTCGTTTAATTCCTGCATTCGTTGCTTTACATCGACGCCCTCCAAAGCCTCCAGTTGTTTTATATAATCGGCCTTCATCCCGTTCAGGGAGATAACCTGTTCTTCAATATAGTCGACGATTCCTTTTTTCTTTGCTGTAGCGACCTCCGGCTTCAAAATCTCTGGAACGCCCTTTTTATAATCTCCGGTCAAAAGGTAATACAGAGAAGCTATTAGTGGTGTCTCGTACTGTGGATCTTTAATAACGATGGATTCGGATTTATCTACCTCGTCTTCATCTACAAAGAACGTGTTGGCAATATTCGTCCACGATATTCTTTCACGCGCATATCTGGCGCTTGAAGGAACTTCAATTGTCTCATCAAGGCCAATGATGTGAATCCATAGGTCATTCAGATAGCGAGGCTTCTTTGTGGAATAATTCGTTTCGTAATCGCCATCCTCGACTTCCGGATTATCTGAAGTGACATGTGCACTCGTTTCATCCAGCTTTCGGGAAATCGTAATTGTCCCGTATCGTTCGGTCTCAAAAACTCCTTCTATATCCGTATACCCTGTAAGCGGTGAAAACGGTCTCTTGTCAGAGCTAAACAGATAATAGATGCATTTCAGTATCCACGTTTTACCTGTGTTTGACCTGCCCTGAATAATGTTCAGGCCATCGTCGAATTCTACAACTCCGTCAATCTTTCCGGCTCCGGATACACGAAGTTTTACAATTCTAAATTTCTGCATCCCCAGCCCTCCTTGATTTTGAAGCTTTATCACTTATGAACTTCAGAATATCCTGATCTGTACACGTAGAAAACCGTCTGTTCACGATCTTTGCTCCGACCGTATAAGCTTTTGAATACGGTGACTGAACATCATTCACAACCACTTTCCCGCGATCATTAATGCTGTACAGGAATCCGTTTCTGTCCTGAATCACATTTACAAAGTTATTTTTGACCGAAAGCTTTATAGCTTCGGTTATTTTTTCACGCTTTCCTGCGAATTCAGCAAATCCAAATTCATTATCTCCGTGAAGGTTCTTGTCCAGAACCTTGCAGTTCTTCCCATAAATACAGATGAAATCAAGTGCCGCAATTCTGTCCTTATTCATCGGAACGCTAAGAGTATTCAGCAGCACCAATACTCTCAGCATATTTTCAAAGGTCGTATTGAAAATCTCACTCCTCATAAGGATCTACCCACGATGTAATCGTCTTGTCGTTGACCAGGATATGGACAATTCCAAGCCTTTCTAAATTTCCGATCAAGTTTTTGATCAGGGACAACTTCGACTTTGTTAGCTGAACATCGGATATCTTTTTCAGTACCTCAAGGAGCCTTCTGTATCCGTTATCGAAGTCATCATAATAGGTGATCTTGACTCCGTTATACGCATCGTCCTTCAGAATATCGAACTGGTTCTTTCCATCCTCATATACTTCGCTGATTGACCGCTGGATGCTTTCGGCGCTGAGATAAGCCTTGCGCTGTTCATAAAAGTTCTTCTGATATTTCTTAGGGAGCTTCGGAATGTCATCGACTGTTACATTGTCTCTGGAAAGCACTTCTGCGTATGCGTCGCAGAGAGCGGATATATACCCGGCTTCAAAATCATAAATCTGGGCGTCGCTCAGTTTTACTGGCAGTTCAATAACATCTCCGTCTATAAAAAGTTTCCCATTTTCGCAATAGATGCGATCCGCAGCAAGGTTCTTGATGCTTGGCTTCGGATCGTGAATTGTCAGCTCTATATCTACATCATGAATGCCTTTTGCAAGGCCGTGAAATATCTGGTCAAGAATATCCTGCACCGCCGATCCAAGTTCATCTCGCTCTACATCCAGTCCTCGTACAGCAAGGAAATTTTGCAGGTGATCTTTATTGGCGTCGTACAGGTTATCAATTTCGTCTGCAAAAACCTGTCCATCATATCTGCTGCAAATAAGACCAGCTCTTGCTTTGGAAATGAACTTGGATTTGCCCTCAAGTATCTGATCGGCCATGTTCAACGACATATGAGGAGCCATCGGATTGTATTCGTCATTCTCTGCAAGTTTCTCTTCTTCCTCAGTCATTGGATCGCGCAAAGTTTCCCCGACAAGCCAGATGATAAATTCACCGCCGCGCTCTGTTGGGCTCATATATGTCTTAAGTTCACCGGCAATCTCATGGAAATACACGATCGCATAACCTCCTTTGACCTTTCAGGTCAAACCACGGTCATCAGCGGTAAAACCTGCACCAGTCATATTTCCTATAATATGAATCAGTAAATCTGCTTACAAAAACTCTTTTTAATTATATCACTGTTTTAAGCGATTTACAATAAATTATCAGCGTTCGGATACAAATGTTTTATGAACGCAAATATTTAATTGATGCCCTGAGCATGGCGTTAAAAGGCTCACCGTTATGGATGTTCACCCGGCATGCAGAGTGGCTCGAACAGAAGTAACGGTCACAACTGAATAAACCAACCTACGAGCGTGGTTGGCCATCGAAACGGATTAATTTCCCGTTCCGACAGGTCAACTGCGCTCTTTTCAGTGAAACCTCCGGTTCGGGAAGCAACTCGAAACTGGGAGGTTTCAACATGAAAAGCAATGAAAACGATAGTAAACAGAAGACCTATTTCATCTTCATCCGCAGCACCGACGAAAAGGTGCCCGTCTCAAAAGAACAGCACGACGCTTTCTATAAGGAAGCCGACCGCATCCGTCACAAGGAACAGGATCACGGCAGGTGCATGTGTCCTTACCGTTATGCATGGAAATGCGATGGTGACTGCATCGGCTGCGAATACCATGCAGCAGGGGACACCCTTTCTCTTGACGTTACAAATCCGGACGGCAACGGCAATATGTACGACTATCTGCCGGACAACAACACGCCTATAGAGGAACTCATCTCAGACCGCATATTATTGGAGCAGCTTTTTGCCCGCCTTCGCGAACTTGATCCGGAAGCGGATACCATTATTCAGCTCTGGATGGATCATCCGGAAGGTATCTCTGACCGTGCTATTGCAAGAGAGCTCGGTCGCCCACAGAAAACCTTCGCAGATCAAATGAAGAAGTACCGTACTGATTTAAGAAGAATCAGAGATGGAAAGTAATCCCTAACCGCAGCAATTCCGGCCAGTGTCCCTCATCAGGATGGTGGTCGGGATTTTTTTATTTTTTCTCCGCTCAAATTGCCTGCTCATCTCCAGTGGAACTTGAAGGACACGGAAAGCTCCTTCAGAAAGCGAGGTGAACAGATGATGTACCGAACATATGCAGACGCTGGTGGAAACATCAACGAAGAAATCAAACTTCTCAATTCCATCAGCTATGTATCCACAAGACTGGCAAGAAATCTTTCAATACTTGCCGAGCAAAGACAATCCGAGAAAGGAGAAAGAACCTATGAGCAAAATAGCAGACATGAAACAGACAATCGAAGAGCTCCGCAGTACTGCTGCCGCTATTAACGACGCAGCCGACTGGCTTTACCAGCAGTTCTCCAGTACAGACAATTCTGATAAGCAGCAAACTTCTAAATCTGCTGCTACAAAAGAAGAACCCAAGCCGGAATTAAAGCTGGAGGACGTAAGATCCGTTCTCGCCGGGAAATCCCGCGCCGGACACACTGCTGAGGTGCGTGACCTGCTCCAGAAATACGGAGCGACAAAGCTCTCCGCTATCGACCCGGCAAACTATGAAGCCCTTATGAAGGACTCGGAGGCAATCGGAAATGGCAAGTAAGCAGCACGCGATCCTTTCCGCATCCGGCGCTGACAGATGGATTCACTGTCCGCCATCGGCACGGCTCTGCGAAACCTACGAGGATAAAGGAAGCGACTACGCAGCGGAAGGCACTGATGCTCATGCACTCGCGGAGTTCAAGCTTAAGAAAGTGCTGGGGCTCCCGGCAGACGATCCGACAGATGGACTTTCCTGGTATTCCGAAGAGATGGACGACTGCACCAGCGGCTATGCCGAATTCGTGCTGGAGCAGGTCGAGGCCGCAAAGAAGACCTGCGCTGATCCGGTTGTCCT